TGTAATAAAGGGTGGTCTCGGACTGAAATGTGTCAAAATTGGTGTGTTTCTTGGGAGAAAGATGATTGGGTAATAAGAACTTATAATGGAAATAACCAAACAGAAACTCACATTCAACCAAAAAATCTTGAAAATAGTAACGGGGAAAGTTACTTAGAAAAACAATACGATAGATTATAAAAAAAGGTTTATATTTGCAAATGCCATTTGAGAAAAAACCTGAACCAAGACCCTACAAGTGGGAAATTACCTACGAAGACGAAGATTGCATTTCAATTTGGAGATATAATTCAAAAAAGAATCCAAACGGTCCGGTAGAAGTTGAATACAAATACAAAAAGGGTTATGAACAACCCAAAAGAAAAAGAACCATGAAGGATTTACTTAAAAAGTACTAAAAAAAGGTGAGATTTCTCTCACCTTAATAATTCAACTTTTTTTCGAAGGTCTCCATAAGTTGTATAATATTATCCCGACCAACAGGATTTGCGGAGTGAACATTCCAAGTAGGAACAGGGAGTCCGTTTGTCCAACAATAATCACATAACCATTTAGCGCAGTCATAACCGGTTTTTTCGTGGTAAACAAAACCTTGTCTCCAAGTTTCAGGGTCGTAGTGAATTTCAGCCAAGTCATGGTCAAATGAAACCTCCTCGGGTAAACCATATTCAGAAATATGATTTACAAATTCTTCATAATTTCTAACAACGGTCCATCCCTTTGTTTTTGGATTTCTTACGTCGTCTAGGTACAATTTCACTATTTGACGCTCGTTCAAATTCTTTTCCATATTTTTCTTCCCCTACCCTTTGATAGGCTTCTAAAAGGTTTATAATACTAAATTCCACCAGTTTACTGATGTTTTTATTTTTTCTAATCACAGGATGGTTCATCAAATAACGGTCCATCATATCTGTAATCATGAACAATCTGTCGAAAGCTTCGACATAGTGTCCATCATTTATTTTATTCTTTTTCATCTGTTATTGTTGCGATTATGGAGTCTTCAGTTTCGATTACCATAGTGTGAATACTACCAGTGTTGAAGTTCAATTCGGAATCTGTAATTTCAGAATCCCAATAGAGGTCATTGGAGGTGAATTCAGACTCTTCTTCTTCTGTTAAGGGTTCTTCCCATTCAATGTTCGTTACTTCAACATCACCGTCCGTAGTGGTCTCTATTGACAAGTCAGGAAAATCAACATCCTGTATCTCATTCAAGTCTTTAGTTTCTAACAGATAAATGAGTTCAGATACACCAAATTGTTCACAAACTAAATTAGCTCCCCTCCAATAAGTTTCAGAATCACAAGTGAATTTTTTGTCGAATTTTGAACCTGTATGATAACAAATCTCTAAAAGGGATTTTTTATACAAATCGATTGTTACTTTGACGTAGGAATCTGGGTCCAATTTTTTTAATTCCTCAACTACATTTTTGTTTTTCATAGATAGTCTATTTGTTTTGTTTGTTTATCAAATATAAATGAAATTGGTTTGTTTTCATGTGTATATCTTTCACCCAATACCGAAGCATTTAGAAACTCCACACCATTGAAATTTTTCTGACCGTAAGCACAGTGAATATGTCCACAAACATGAATTTTGGGTTTCACTTGCATAACTCTATTGAACAAGTCTTCACAACCAACTCTTTGACCATTCATAACCCAATCTAACATACCAAACGCAGGACCATGTGTTATCAATACATCTGTGTCATCAGGAATCATATTCCACTTCTCAGCCAATTCTTTACCTCTTGGAAGATTGAATGCCCAATCGAAAAATTCGGGTTGCCAAGGACTACCATAAAACTTCACACCATCAATCACAACACTACTGTCAAAAAGATAAGTCACACCTTTTTCTTTGTACTCGTCGGCGATTTCTGTCTCCTTAACAAAACCCCAATCGTGATTACCCGCAATGAAGATTTTATGAGTATATTCAGTATTAGAAAACCAATCCAAGAAACTTTTGATTTCGTGGGATTTTCCCATCATACTTACATCACCCGCATGTACAAGAACATCCCCACTTCCGAGAATGTTATTGTAAGCTTTTGATGTTAAGTGTTCATGTTTTCCATGAGTATCACTTATAAAGGTCATTTTCATATTTCTTCATTTTGTCCCAATTCAAAAAATCCTCACCCTTATAATCAGGGTGATTTTTCATCATATTATCAATTCCGTTAACCCACGCTATTGAAATACAAAGGACAAAGATAAACATAAAAAAGAAAACCGCAATCATTTTTATAAGATTTTGTTTTGGGGGATAACAATACAAGCCAAAAGATAAAATAGTACGGTAGGAAATGGTGCGAATATTAAAGCTAAAAAAAGTAGTCTCCAAATTGTGGGGTCACTATCTGTATATTCCGCAATACCTCCACAAACACCACCAATTCTTTTATCGGTAGTACTTCTATATAATTTTTTCATATCTCTTTTTTAATAAATATTTTAATCCCACCAACCTCTCATACCTGAACCATCATTCCATTCGTTCCAAAGGTCTATATTCTTCTTTTCTTCGTCAGATAATGAGTCGAAAAGGTCTTTGTACTCTTGAATATTTTGACCTCTTAAAATGTCCCAGAATTCGTTCCATTCGTTATCTTCAATCTTTCTTGCGAGTTCAAAAACTTTTCTATTGTGTTCTTTTTCTTCTTGAGTGTCATCTCGGTCTGTTTCCCAACCATCTAAATTTCTAAGTTCACCTAATTCCTTTTCGGCTCTCTCTATATAGGTTGATTCGGTAAAGGAGTTGATTATTTCTACTGCCCGTTTAATTTTATTCACTTTTTTCATACGATATTTCTCAACTTCATAACCATGATGTTCAATTGTATGTGCAGTTTTTTCTAATGAACGACCCAACAATCTCAGATTGAAAGAGTAGTCCCAACCCCGAAAACTCCAAAGTTGTTCTCTAAAAAACCAAACGTTTTTGATGAACATAGGGATTTTGTAACGGAAAGTAGCATAGGTTTTATACCACCATGTCTCACGACGATTCATTCTATCTAAAGAGTCCCAAAAACTATCTGCAAAAGTTACTTTCATAACATTTTGATTTTATCTTTGAGTTTCCAATCTCCGATTTTCCACAATTTCATTTCCATGTCTCGAGTCAAATCCCAAACTTCTTTGTACCCAACTTGTTTTTCATACATCCGATGAAAATTACGGATTAGTCTTTCACAAGTTAATGCATGCTCTTGGGTTGAACAAGAATCTACAACAGTTTGTAACCAGTTTAGAACGTCAGCCCAATGTGTACTTCTTTTTTCCATTTTATGAATTTTTACAAATATAGGAAAAAAAATAAGACCCACAAATAAATTTGCGGGTCTTTTGGAAAGGATATATGAGAACACCTTACGGTGATGTCGATTATAAATATTATCAAAAGTTGTAAAAATATCAAGTTTTGATACTGTGAGACCTATTATTTCAAAAGATGATAATACTCTTTGAAGTGTTTTAATCTATCAGGTAATCCTATTGTTCCACCATTGACACATTTTGTTACAGATGTCACACAAGCGTCTGAACCGTCCACACATTTGTGAAGACAATTTTTATGGAAGAACCAAGCAGCTGATAACAAAGGGTACTTTGTTGCAACCACATCAGGATTCGATGTAACATCCTCATTAATTGCTTTTCCGAACTCAGTGTAATTGTGTTTTCCTGTAAGTTGTATGTACCCTCTACCTCTGAATTTCCACCCCTCCTTACTCGTCTCGTCGCCGTTACCCATTCTTCCACCATAGACCTTTGCTGCAATTTTTTCAGGATTTCTTGCATAAGACTCAGATAAATTTCCCGGAAAATATTTTGGGAATATTTTTTTCAAACCATCCGCAGAATAATTCAAATTTTCATTTACAACTTTGAAACCACCTGACTCGTGGCCACACTGAGCCAAGAAGTGTGCAAGTTTTAGTGCTGTATCAATCTTGAACTTTGTAGCGACTTCGGGAATTTGTGCAATTACCGAATCCGGAATGTGACCTTTTAATTTATCCAAATTCAAACCACCGACTTGTGGAGCAACTTGAGGGGTAACAATACCTTGTCCCATTATTTTTTCCCAAGTGTTAGGACCAACAATCCCGTCGGGTGTCAATCCGCTTTTAGTTTGATATGATTTGACAGCATCTGTGGTTTTGGGGCCGAATGAACCGTCAGGACTTAGACCTAATTTTTCTTGTAATTTTTTTACATCTTCTCCTTTTGAACCTTCTTTTAATAACATATTTTAGATTTTTGAAAAAGTTTATACTTACTTTGTAGTAATAAATATTTATTAAAGTATGGATTTACTTAATAACCAAATACAAAGGATACAATCCGTCATGGGTATCCTTAGAGAACAAGATGAGATGGACGGCCCAAGGATGGATAGAAACTTGAGGTCTGTAGTGGAAACTTTACAATTTTTGAAACTCTACGGAAATAAAATAGAAAAAATGCTCATGGATATTTCCGAATTTGCCACGACTCAAATTATAGATTTCGAAATGATGAATAGAGGTTTGAGAAAGGTTTTGTTGAAAAAGGGAGATAAGAAAAAAAATGTTGAAGATTATTTAGGTAAGATTTTGACATCCCTCAAATATAGAGAGAGAAGTGGTTATGGTACTGAACCCGAAAGCGAAGATTACGAATTTGAGATAGAAGAACCATCTTTAATACCTAAGAAGGTTTATAAAAAAGAACTTTATGAACTTCAAATCGAATTACTTAAACTTCAGGAATGGTTGAAAAAAACTGGAAAAACAGTCATAATAGTTTTCGAAGGTAGGGACTCTGCTGGTAAAGGTTCAACAATCAAAAAATTCACAGAAAATCTTAACCCAAGATATTATAACACTGTTGCTTTGGGAGTTCCAACACCCGAAGATAGAAAAGAGTGGTGGAATAGATACAGAAGAGAAATCAGACCCGGTGTAATCAATTTATTTGATAGAAGTTGGTACAACAGAGGTTTGATAGAACCTGTTATGGGTTATGGAAGTCCCGAAGAATATCAGGATTTTATGGAAAATGTAGAAGATTTCGAAAATGATTTGGTTAAAGATGGAGACTATCTTTTCAAGTTATGGTTTTCAATTGACAAGGACACTCAAAAAAGAAGATTTGACATAAGACAAAAATCCCCGTTAAAATATTGGAAGTATTCTCCAAATGACGCAAAGATGCAAGACCTTTGGGATAGATTTACAGAATTCAAAGAAAAACTATTTGATAAAACTTCGACAGTTAACAATCCGTGGGTTATTATAGATTCCCAAGACAAAAGAATTTCAGGGTTAAATGCGATTAGATACGTGCTTCAGAACATTCCGTATGAAGGGAAGAATAGTAAAGTTTTAGATGTGGAGTATCCTGAAGTAGTTGCGGTTCTCAAACCCTAAAATCATCGACATCATCTTTGATTTGATTAGCTGACAACATAATCCATATATCAAAGACAAAAAATACCAAAATATATTCTATTTCGGATAATGGGTGATTCACTTTATCAATGTGTTGAAAATAAAACCATTGAAGAATTTTGAATACACAGTATAATTTTATTGCAATGAGAATAATTCCAGATAAACTTTTCATAGTATTTATAGTAAACCCGAATTATGAACAATTTACGTGAAATAATCAAGGAAGCTTTAGAAGAACAATTAGACAAATCTCTTATTCTAACAAAAGAAATCATCGTTTCTGAAGCATTACAATATCACATTGATAACGGATTGAATCTGACAAATAATGTTTTCAGAGTTTACTCTCAAGGTTATTTCGATTTAGTAAATGAAGTTAGAGAACTTTGGAAAGAAGGTTCGATAGAATTGAATGAGGAGGATACTTTGATGGTTGAATCTGATTTGGGTAAAAAGGTTAAGGTAAATGGTGAAATTGTTTATTTGGATGCACCATTTATGTTGGAAGATGATTCATTAAATGAGGCAGAACACAGAGGTAAAAACGTTAAATTAAATAAGCCCTTCAGAACACCAGGTGGACCCAAAAAGTTTGCGGTATATGTGAAATCACCAGGAGGTAACGTAAAGAAAGTCACTTTTGGTGACCCAAATTTAAGAGTAAGAAATAGAAATAAGGGTGCTGCAAAATCTTTCAGGGCTCGTCATAAATGTGACCAAAAGAAAGATAGAACAACCGCAGGATATTGGTCATGTAATGTAGGCAGATACGCCAAACAACTTGGCTTATCCTCAAAAAATTCTTGGTAATGAAAATAGAAAAACTAAAAAATTATCTTGAGCATTATTTGGATTCTGTAGTATCTCCAAGGTTTAAGGAAGGAGAAAACCAAGATAAAATAGAATCAATAAAGTTGATTGATATTTTGAAAGGAAGTTATCAACCTCCAATAGTTCACGTTTTTCTACATACAATACCCGTTATCAAAAATCCATCAAATACCACCAGGTCTCAATTCAGACAAGTTGAAAAAGATGTAACAGATTTTATAAAGATGTTCGGAATTACAAACCCAATAAGGGTTCACATGAATAAAATGCCCACTATTCCAAAAGGAAAAACTCGGGCGGAAGAAATCTAATTATGGAATTTCCTTTTCAACAACAACACATCGAGGGTAAGATAATTAGAACTTTTTTTCCCGATACCGAGGAGGAGGAACTCAAGTGGCATCAGGACTTGAAAGATAGAAAAGTAACGATAATCGAAGACGGTGGATGGCAATTTCAAATGGAAGATTCCTTGCCGAGCAAATTGTCAGTTGCCGAACAAATTTATATTCCAAAATTTGTTTGGCACAGAGTTATAAAGGGTTTCGGTAAATTAGTGGTAGAAATAGAAGAATAAACCCAACTCTCGGTGGGTTTTGATTTAGGCAACGTCGGGTTGTTCGTAAATTGGTGGTGCAGTTGTTGTAGGTTCCTCGACAAATAATTGTCTTATAGGAACAATATCGGCTTCATTGATGATAGGATAAGGTTCACATGCTTTTTTTTCAATATCTAAACATTCGGTATGAACCTTTTCTTGA